CATGAGTCCTCGCCGCACATTACCCGACGGCTTCCAACCGCGGACACACTATCAGGCCGCACCTTGGAATGCGCTGATCAGGCCTGATTTCCATAGGGGTATGTTAGTGTGGCCGCGACGAAACGGTAAGGATTTATTCTGCTGGAACCTTGTGGTAGCTAAAGCAATGCAACGTGTGGGCATATATTACTATATCGCCCCTTTTTATAATCAGGCTCGCCAGATCATATGGGAGGGCGTAGATGGCTCAGGTAGAAGATTCCTCGATTACTGTCCGCAATGGCTCATCGAAAACTTGCGGAACCAAGGTCGAGAAAAACAAGAGATGCGACAACGGCTCCCAAATGGTAGTCAAATCAAGTTGCTCGGGTCTGACAAGATTGATTCAATTGTCGGGACTAATCCCATCGGCATTGTCTTCACGGAATTCTCTCTACATAAAAGAGGGGCATGGGATTACTTACGACCCGTATTAGCCGAAAACGGCGGATGGGCTTTAATGAACGGAACACCAAGGGGGACAGCGAATGAGTTTTACGACTTGTATGAATTGGCTAATGATCCAGCTTCTGCATGGTATTTGCAACATTTATCCAGAGACGATACTGGATACCCTTCACTGGAAGCGATTGAAGAAGATCGTCAATCTGGGATGCCTCAGGCTCTTATCATGCAAGAGTATTACACGTCTTTCTTGTCTGGCAACGTTGGTACGTACTACTCTGTCGAAATGGAAATGCTTCGTCAAGAGAAACGTTTTACACGAGTTCCGTGGGACTCACGACTCCCGGTCTTCACGTTCTGGGATTTAGGTAAAAAGGACGCTTGCGCTATTTGGTTTGTACAGATTAAAGATCAACAAATCAGAATAATTGATTATCATGAAGCAACTGAGACTTCCCTGATTACCGATATCAAGGAAGTCTTAGGTCGCCCATATATTTATGGAGATCATTTCGCGCCGTTTGATATAAACGTCGAAGAGAAATCAACTAAGATCTCCCGTTGGGATACGGCTTCCGAACACGGTATAGACTTTGTGGTAGTTCCAAAACTTCCAATACAGGACGGGGTAGAAGCTGTCCGACAGGTTCTACCACGTTGTTGGTTTGACTTAATGAAATGTGATAAGGGTATTAAAGCTCTTAAACATTACCACAAAACGTATGATAGTAAATCAGAGACATACAGTGAAGGCGCAGCCAAATCGTGGGCTAACCACGGTTCCGATGCTTTCCGTTACCTATCTGTCATGATTGATACTATAGTAGACTTTAGTGCATTCACAAACGCGCCTCCTCAAGTTATCAGAGCGGGCGGTCCGAAAGTTATTCGTTTGGATCAGTATAGGAATCCCCACTCTCGGATTCCTATTAGTGGTATTTATACTGAGGAGAATGGGGTCTACCGCCCACAAGTTATACGACGAAGGACTGCGTAGTCGGTACCGACTACTAAAGGGGATACATTGGCTCTTTCAACCAGAGAATGGCTAATCATACTTGGATGGGTTATAACAATAGTAGGAGTTTATTTTGCGTTCACGTCTCGTGTTAAGAAGATCGAGGAGTCTAATGATTCTCTAAAGAAGATAGTATTCTTAGAGAAAGGAGGACTAAACGTGGTAGATAATACGACTTGTAAATCGCTAAGAAATACAGTCTATAGTGCCATTAGACGTGAATCAGGAGTTACTAAAGCTGCTTTCAGAAATATAGATTGTTTGAATCAGAACATCATTAAGATAATGATGCACATGAAACTAAAACCTATAGTGTTTGAGCGTAGTGAAAAAGAAAGAGAGGCGGATAAGGTATGACAACTTGGTATAAAGAAGGTGTAATAGGCGATTTAAATCCTGGGATTCGAAGAGCCAAAAGAAAGATAGAGCAAGCGTTTAATGATAGAGGCGAAGACCTGTTCATTACGTCTAAACGTGACGGCAACCATGGCGAAGGCTCATGCCACCCCGAAGGCGACGCACTCGATTTCCGTAAACCTCACACGCTCCGAGTTAGTGCGATTCGAGACCTGCTCGGTGCCGACTACGACGTGATAGAACACTCAACCCATATACACGTGGAGTATGATCCAAAATGATAGAGCATGTCAAATTTGAAGACTTAACCAAAGCCGAGAAGAAAGATATATGTAATGGCTGTGGCGGAAAAGGTGGATGGATTAAACCACCTTTAGCCGCGTTCTTTAAGACCGATTGTGACCATCATGATTATGGATACTGGAAAGGTAACACAGAAGCTCACAGAAAACAATGTGATAAAAAACTCAAAGAGAGCATGAAAAAAGATTGTGATAAACTTCCTTGGTATAAGCAACCTCTATACCGCCCTTGGTGTTATTTGTACTATAGAGGAGTCCGAGTAGTCGGCGCCGACTACTTCTATTATGGTAAAATTCAAAGGAGTATAATACGATGAAAGGACAGTGGAGTAATATTCACATAAGACAACGGGTAGCCCAACGGTCCGGTGAGAGGAAGAATCTCGAAGGCATGTGGAAGTTGGTCGAGCAGTTTATTAGCCCGTATCGGACTATGTTCTTTCAATCAAAGATGTCGGAGAACTCCGTAGATTGGAGACTCCGAGATTTATTTGATAGCTCGGCGATATTTGCAAACCAAAACTTAGCCGCCTCACTTGATGGTAGTTTAACTAATTCAGCTATCCAGTGGTTCCACTACATCTTTAAAGAACCTCAAGCCGCCGCTTTTGTCGAAGTCAATAAGTGGTTAGAAGAAGTGAATCGCATAGCCTATACTTATCTCCAAGGCTCCAATTTCGGGTTAGAATCTAATGAACTATATTTGGATTTGACCTCGTTTGGCGTAGGTGGTTTAGCCCATAACATCCTTGAGAACCCTGACGGAAGTATGGATGCTATGAATTTTAAGTCTCTCCCGATAGATGAGTGGTTCTTTGACGAAGATTACAAAGGGGAAGTGACTAATTTTTATAGACTTTTCTACTGGACAGCAGAACAAATACTGACTAAATTCGGTCAGGATGACATCCCGATAGAGATATACGACCAAGCCATTTCCGGAAATCGCTCTAATGTGCGCCATGAAGTTATCTATTGCGTGTATAAACGTACCGGCCCTGGATTCGAGGCCGTTAATACGTTTTCTATTCTTGAGCCAGATGCCCGACCTTACGGAGAGAAGTATTTTCTTAAAGAATCTTTAGAAGATTTAGGAGAAGAGGACGGATATTACGAAATGCCGGTATATATACCCCGATGGCGTAAGTCTACAGGGTCTATATGGGGCTGGTCCCCTTCAATGACGGCTATCTATGACGTCCTGACGTTAAACCAAGTCGTAGAAATGACGTTTCAGGCAGGTGAGAAAGCCATTGATCCCGCTATTCTGACCACTCGTAGGGGTGTGTACGGGAATATTGACTTATCCGCCGCCGGAGTGACGGTAGTATCTAATCTGGACGCAATGAAAGCCTTCGAATCCAAAGCGCGATTCGATATATCCAATATAACTAAGAGTGATCTACAAAATGCTATAGATAGGGCCTTTTATGCAGATCAATTGCAATTAAAAGATTCCCCGGCCATGACAGCAACAGAGGTTCATGCGCGTATACAGTTAATGCAACGACTGTTAGGCCCTACTTATGGTAGACTCCAATCAGACTTCTTGGATAGACTATTAAACCGTACATTCATGAGTCTGTATAGGTATAGACTACTACCGCCTATTCCTCAGATAGTAACAGATAACGGCTGGCAGTTACAGGTAGACTACTTAGGCCCATTAGCTAAGTCTCAGCGTTTTAATGATGCTCAAGCCATCGAGAGAACCCTTGGAGTAGCTCAAGCGCTCAGTGAAAAATGGCCGAGAATTGTAGATAACATTGACGAAGACACAGCCATCAGAGAATTAGGCGAAGTCGTCGGTACTCCTGCTAAGATTTGGCGATCAAGAGATGAAGTCCAGAATATAAGGGAAGTACAGGACGAGCAGATACAAAAGGATCAGCAAGTGGCTGATGCCACAGCTGAGGGAGAAGCAATGGAGGCTCAAGGGAAGGGTCAACAAGCTCTCCAAGTTATTGAAGGGGGTCAAGCAGCATGAGTATAGTAATGACAGAAGCCGAGATGGACATAATTCAACAATTATTCCATCATCCGGCAGGTGAAGAAGCTAAACTATTAATAGAACGCAAGTTTTGTAATACGCAATGCTTTGATGCAGACCCGTATCAGCATGCGTTTAATGCGGGACAACGAGGATTGGCCTTGTTGTTGTGTGCGGCAGCCGAAGCAAAAGTTGAAGTAGTCGGTACCGACCACTTAGACCCGAATGACATAGACAACCAGTTAGAATAAGGAGAATTGAGTAATGTTTATAAACAGAGGTAGCCTATTGAGGAAGATTCAGTTAGGTCTCATTAATGCGGTAGAAGGCGACGATAAAGGCGGCGGTGGTAGTGGAGAAAAATGGTCTGATAAACTTCCGGAAGATGCGCGAGCATGGGAAGAAGTAACCAAAGCGGAGACTGAGGCAGACTTTTATAAGTATGTCGGGGATATGCGTTCTCATTTAGGCGCCAGTATCCGTATTCCAGGTGAAGATGCGGGTAAAGAGGATTGGGCCGCTTTCAACGAGAAGGTTATGGCCAAAGTTCCAACGTTAATGCAGAAACCCGATCTCGAAAACAAGGAAGCCCTCGACCAACTTTATGGTAGTTTAGGCCGTCCTGAGAAAGCCGATGGGTATGAAGTACCTACTATCGAAGGCATGGACTCGTCTGCGGCAGAAGGTTTTAAAGCAGTAGCCCATGCAGCCGGTCTTAATAATAACCAGTATACGGGCATCGTGAAGGCTATTACTCAGGCGAACACGGATGCTAACGAAGCTGCGGTAGCGGCCAATACGGAAGCGCATAAAGAGCTTGCTAAAAAATGGGGTGCGGAGTACGACCGTAGAAAATCGTTGGCCTACACCATAGCTAAACTGACGGATGCTCCTAAAGACTTACAGGAAATGTTTAAAGATGGAAGGGCCAATCCTGAGTCATACGAGTGGATGTATAACATGGCTTTAAAGTTCAAAGGCGAAGGTAAGAACCTCTTGGAGGATGCGAATTTAGAGAAAGTTGGTATGACTCCGGACGAAGCGTCATTACAGATCGCCGAAATCAGAGGTAACAAACAGCACCCGTATTGGGATAAGACTAATCCGGGGCACAAAGCAGCGATGGCTAAGATGGCTGAGCTGTATGAATATAAAGCAGGTAAGAAATAGGGGTAGCCATAGGTCCCAATATATAGAACACCAATGGTCCCTAATTGGGGGTAGCCAATAAACGTAGCGCACAAATTTATTTATAACCCTAATTAGGAGACTATTAAAATGGCCATTACAGTTAGTAGCGCGTTTATCGAGCAGTACAAAGACAACGTTATTCAGTTAGCACAGCAGAAATTTTCCAAAGTCCGCCCCCATGTTATGGAAGAAGCGGGCAAAGGTGAGGCATACAACCATGATAGACTGGATGCTACTGCTGCTGTTGAGAAAACAGCCCGCAGGGTTGAGACAGTATTCGTAGATGATACCTGGGACAGACGTGTAACCACACCCAGGACTTTTACCCATACCATGACCATTGAGCACGAGGATAAAGTTCAGATGCTGGTTAATCCAGAGTCTGCTTATTCCGAAAGTCAGGCAATGGCTATGGCCCGTCAGTACGATGATCTTATCATCGAAGCCGCTACTGGCGATGCTCTGGACGGTACCGGTACTCCGGTTACTTTTCCCTTGGGACAGGTTATCGGTGACGGTTCTGTACCCATCTCCTTTGATCTCTTGACAGCGGTTCAGGAAAAATTCCTGGAGAACGAGATCGACATGGACGTCCCCAAGATTATGATCGTGGGGCCGACTCAGATTCGTAAACTTATGCAGTTGACAGAGCAGACTTCTGCCGATTATGTCAGGAGAGAAGCTTTACAGAAACTCTCCGCTACCGGTATCTGCCCCAACTGGATGGGCTTCACGTGGCTCATGTCCAATCGCCTTTTGATTCCAGATACAGGCGAACTCGGTTGTCTGGCTATGACCAAGAAGGCCCTGACCTTAGTGGTCAATCAGGATATCTTTGTAAGAATTGGTGAAAATCCAAGCTTCTCTTACATGATCCAGTTGTTCAGCCAGTTTACCGCCGGTTGTTCCCGTACTATCGACGAGGAGATTGTTCATCTCCGAGTGCTCGATAGCCTTTAATTGAATCAGTAGGTAGTCGGCACCGACTACCTACTTAATTATCTTTAATGTACATAGGAGACACGATTATGAAAAAAGGCCTGAATAGAATGGACATCGCCAAATACCACAAGTGGCTAAAAGGCGATGAAGAAAACAAACCGATGGCTCTAAAAACAATTGCCCGGGCACTTCACACTACTATTGACGTGTTAAAGAGACTCGAGCCAAAAGCCTTTGAGAAGGCCGAAGCTAAAAAGAAGGCGGCTGAAAAAGCAGCTCAGGCCTTGAAACTCAAATCAAAAGAAAAAGCCGATCTTACGGCGGCCGCTGTGGCAAAGGCCATGGAGAACGATGATGCGGATTTGGTCAAAGCTCAGAAAGAGGCCAAAGAGGCCACAGAAGCGGCTGAGGAAGCGCTTAAGAAAGCGAAAGACCTCCAGGACTTGGCAGAAAAAGAGACCAAAGAGGCCGAAGCTCTGATTAAGAAAGCTCAGAAAGACAAAAAGGCCGCCGGAAAAAGCCTCGGAATTTAATGGTAGTAGACGTTTAATGGTAGTATAACTAAGGAGGCATATAATGCCAGTTAAAGGAACTAAATCATTGGAAGCAGGTAAACTCACTACTGTGATATCCACTTATACAACAGAACTACCCGTATTTCCTGCGAGTGATCACCTAAGTATCTATGTTGATCTGGCGGCAGAAGATCAGCATCGGGAAGTAGAGGTAAGAGAAAGACTAAAAGACCTTATTAATCGTGCCCGAGAAGAAGACTACCGCCGTCCCTCTTCTGGAACCAGCTATTACTACATGCCTATTGCTGGTGCCAGATCGTCTATCCTATTCACGACTACTTCTACATTAGTGGTCGAGGGGATGGTCGCTATAGGTATCGCGGGCGATGTACGTGGTGGGGGTAAAGGCTCTATAATCCTGGATGCTTGCTGGAAAGAAATTACAGACTGGTTGGCCGAAAACGATCGCTTGACCGTTTAATAGGAGGTTAGTTATGCAACGCAATGATTGTGTGATAGAAGCTCTCGGCTCCGGTCAGTATAACGATCTACTTCTACAATATTATTTGGCCAATGGAGCCGTGAGTTCAGCTCTTAATGACGCTGAATACGAATTTTTAATTGTGCAAGGGGCTACTCCAGCTACCATACCTGATATGTGGTATGAACTTCTGGTAAGTTTAGGCTACTCAGGCACTATCTCTGATATGTTAAAAGACTTCTGGTGTATTGGTGGAGGAGCAGTCGCAGCCTTAGCTTTCTATGCGGGCTTTAATACAGGCAGATATCCCTATGATGCCATATCTGGCAATCTTATGCAAACCGCACTATCCGATGGTCGAGTCTTAGTAGTCGGCACCGACTACACAGAGTTTGGTGAAGACGTTCCGACCATCAACGAGGAAGGGCTGAACACATATGGCTCGTTCACTGTTCTCAACAGTTTTTCAAACGACATAAGCGACGACTATTGGACTAAAGCGCCAGACGTTACGATAATCGGAACGGATACATTCTTAGCAGGGAAGCAGTATGATGAACTCTATAGAACTCTTTCTACTGTAGAAGGCGTCTTATACACCCTATCCTTTTACGCCCGAGTTGAAGAGGGGGGCCACACGACAGGGTTCTCGATGAGGCACAACCAGAGTGCTACGGGCGCCCAGACATCAATAGTCCTTACGGAAACGAGGCAACGCTATTCTGTTACGGTACTTGGTCGAGTAGGAGGAGGTGTTGTATTCTTCGGTTTAAAGGATTCTAATGCCTCCGATTGGGCTAAAGTCTACATAGACACCATTAATATCACTGAGTCAGACTACCTTCTCCCCGAACTCCAAACCGGCCTATTCCCTGACGGGATTGAATTGTGGGATGGTGCAGATGTCGGGCCCGGTACCAACCACAACGTAAACCCAATGGGTATAACTATCGGTGAGTCCTATGAGATA